AGAAACCATTTCCTGATTGAAATGATTCAGTAAGGGTGTCTGCTACCATGACTGCGTTTCCTTCGGTACTACCACTATAAATAGGTTCATGGTAGTTTACTCCATACGAGTCCACATAGGCTTTTTGCACCATAAAAACGACTTTTGGGGCAAAGGAGAAAGTTAGTTTGTTCGGGCTACTCTCACCCCACGTCCCCGTCCCAGTGTACTTACCATAAGCGACTTGAATTGGTGGACTTGTAAAATTCTTATAAGGGATACCAATATACTCATATTCATATCCACTCACTATTCCACTCTTCGGGTGTGCGTTCGAGTCAGCAGAGAAAAGGTATTCCCACTCACCGATGGTTCCAGCGGTATTTATTCTTCTTCTCCACCAATGGAGGTTATACTTTCCTAGAAACGCAAACACATCGTTGGGGATAGCAGACTCTAGCAACCCATACATTTTAGCAACGGAGTCTTGAAGTAGGTTGGCTTTATTTAACGGTGTCCCTTCTTGAGTCGGTTCGTCTGCACGAACCATTTCATAGGTGTTCTCTTGTCCCAATACAGGGATCAATTTCACCCGTCCTGGATAAGTTGGAACTCTGTCTTGCATACTCAGACCTCCCCGCACTCTACTTCTCCGCTGTAAAACCAGGCAGAGGGCATATTTTTCAGTAATTTATTAATGTCCACCAGAATCTTCTCGATATTATTGGCTTTAATATGGTCCAACAGTTCCATACTATCCGGCTTATCCGGCGTGGTGGGCAGGACTGCGATCACGCGCCTCAGGGCCTCCAAATTGGCAATATACTGAGCCATTTGCTCCACAGTGGGGTAATAATACCCCTCTTTCCACTCATAGGGATCTACCTCCGGCCGGATCACCTCTGCCCCTGCCGCAAACGCCCCGGACCCAGCATTTTTAAAAAACTGAGCCTCCACTGTGTCATATAAGCCGATCGCGCCAGCCTGGTCCTTACACGGGACCAGATCACGCACCAAACGTGTTTGCTCATAGATCTTACAGGCATACAGTGTCATGCTCGTGTGCTCCTGAGCGGCGGAGGAGCGGTCATTGCAAAAGAGGTACAACGGATATGCCAACTCAAATACAGCCTCACCAAGGGTCAACACCTTGGCCCCATCCAGAGAAATCGCGTTGTGGTTGAAATCCACTGTATGTTCCCTGCCGTCGTTAAGCCCGGTAAAACTCCCGTTTTTTGTACCATAGTGGGCAAAGTTGACGCCCAGGGCAAATCCGTTTGCGGTCCACCCTACGTCTGATCCAAACACAGTCTTGCTGCCGGATTGACTTGTGGACATCCGCAGCTCCACCCGTGTATTGCTGGTTGGGTTGACCCCGGTGTTGATGTATTGGGTGCCGGAGCTTGTGATGGACTCCAACTCCGTATATCCCTCCGGTATCCTCGGAGCCTCTTGCTCCACAGCCTTGATCCTCTGATAACCTGTTGTGCTGTACCCGAGAACCGAAAACTGATTGGCAAGCTCCTCCATCGCCGCTGTGACACGGTTGAGATCCGCCGCCTGATAGATTCCCTTGTCGTTCCGGGTCTCCACATCCGCCTGGGTCCGATCTGTCACCAGAGAACTAAAATCAAAACTCATGCGCCCTCCTTGTCCCAATAGATCACGACGCAGCCGGATACTCCAGCCTGCCCTGCGGTGCCCTCTCCAGGATAGTTGTCGATCTCCCAGTGTGAGCCGACCGGATTCCCTTCGGAATCATAGCTTGGCTCTCTATGGCGGTTGCCCTTGATCCCGCCCAGGCCCTTCGCGCCACCATCTCCAGAGCCGGGGACAGGCTTTTGGACCCCGGTTCGCGCAAAACTATCGCCGCTTGCAATATCCGTATAGCCAAAAGGGAAACGGCTGCCATTTGCGCTGCTGTATTGCCCAAAAACAGAGTTGTCCCCGATCTGGACACTGAACGACTGCTGCGGATTGATGGATACCGTCCCGGCCCAGACAAGCCCTCCGATGCCATCCACTCCATCCGCTCCGGCCTCATCCCAGGTGCCGTCCGTTCCGGCTGTCCCATCCTCACCTTTGCCCACAAGTATGAGCCGCAGCGCAGTGACGCCCGCCGGGGCCGTCCAGGACCCGCTTTTGGTGAGCACTGCCCGTTCCTGGAATAGGAAGGACCCATCCGCCTGGAGCAGCCGGCTCTGACAGCCCTGGAGTGCCCCATCCTGGATCTTGAAGGTCTGCATCATCCGCCGGGCGGTGGTGGCGCTGGACTCATCCAGCCAGATGGTGTCCACGTCCCCGATCTCTCCGGATGGATCGCCCCGCCCCGTGGTCTCGATCAGGTTTCCGCCGTAGCAGCTGAGGATCAGCCGCGCCGCGGTCAGGGCCTGGTCAGTCGTGTGGAGGAACGGGTTACTGATAGTCACAGTTTCCTCGCTGCTGGTGGCGTTGCCGGAAACTACATACTCTGTGTTGCTTTCATCCGCCAGTTTGAAAATCAGGGCCGCAATGGATTTATTGGCCCGCATCACGGGATAGCCCGTCAAATTGTCCAGCAAGAGCTTGCCACCCTGGCTCCAGAGGGGCTCCACTGTCAGGTCTCCCGTACCCGCTGCCGCCCGTGGCCAGGTCCCGGTCGCCATACACGCCCAGCGAAGAATATCGCCGCAGGACTTATCTGTTACCTCTGCCACACTGTTCGCCGTGACCCGAAGTTCCGTATATGCTGGGTCAACATGGTATCGGCCGACAAAGTTGTGGCCCAGCTGTGCCGTGATGGCCCCCACCCAGCCGCCCAGCGTGGTGGGCAGCTTGTCCGGAACAAGGAAGGTCCGTCCGGTCAGCAGTCCCACGATGTCCACCAGGGACCAGCGAATGGTCAGCCCATTGTCCCCCGTTTTCCACCCATCGGCCGCCTGATAAAACCGACCGATCTTGCACCGCTCTACCGAGCCGTCCGCCAGACGTACGCCAATCAGCGCATCGATTCCCTGTCGCTCCTCCAGCGAGAGGAACAGTCCACCTTTGTTCCGGGGCTCGAACCGCCGGTCGTGGTTGTCAATAGACAGCTCCAGCGTCCCGTATGGCAGGGATAGGCAGCTGAAATCCCCCTGTTGGGCACAGGAGAAGGCCGCCAGGATGTGAGCGTCCCACTGCTCATACAGACCCGGCAGGATCTCAGCCACCCGCATCCGGCGGCCCGGAAGGCTCCACTTGCTCACCGTCACACGGATGGCATCCGGGTTGTTGACGGTGAAGCCACTCAGGCTGACAGACCTGGCCCGGTTTCCAGCAAACTCCTTTGTGTAGTAGGCTGTACCCCCCTGCCTGATCTCCACAGCGAAGGTGTCCGGCACCCCGTCCCAATCGTCGCCCGGAAAGTATACCGAGCACGCCTGAAGGATGGAGGCGTTGGAAAACCGCTCCTCCACCCACACAGCTGGGGAAAAGCTCCCATCCTCTCCGGAGAGCACATCACCCACAAATCCAACCTGATCCGCCGTCCCATCTGACGGGATCAGACGGAACTTACCGTTGAGGACCCACCTGTGTGGCTCCAGAGTGGCGTATGGCGTCAGATCCATGACTCGGTCATACAGATGGGCAGACTGCGAAAAATTCGCCGCGCCGCTGCTCTCCGCGCCGGAAAAGGTCATGTCCGGGTCGCTGATGTCCACCACCGCCTGGATTTCGATCCTCCTGGGGCTGCCTACGATTGCCGCCCGGTACGCCGCACTCTTATCCAGCATGGGGGACCTCCTCCCGGATGGTAAACGACAGATTGTGCCACAGCCCAACCCCGCCTGTGGAAAAGGCGTAGGTCGGGTTGGTGATGGAGTCGCAGATAAAGGTGCTACTGACCGGCTCGTCACGGGCGTCCGGCAGGACTACCGCCGGGAAGGGTGCTCCGCTTCGGAGCACCGCCAGTACCTGGCGCAGTGTGTCGTTGCCCATATAGTCAAATGTATAACTGGCTCTCCAGATCCGTGAGGCAGGCTCCAGCGCCTCCAGCACCACTCGGCCAGTCACCATAGTCACCTGGCGGGTCAGGACCTCCTCCCAACAGGAGAACTTGTCCCCGCTGGCCTCCGGCAGGCGGACCCCGTTCAAAATCAACTGATTCATATATCGTCCTGCACCTCCGGCCTCTCCCTGTCCACCGCACGGAAATCGTCGATGGTCTCCCGATAAAACTCTTTCCCATTGACATTCATTTGAAGGATGATCTTATAGGTCCCACCGCTGGGGCCTCCGATCGTGCCCAGCGCGTTGACCGCAGAGGCGGTCACCTGCCGTAGCTCTCCCGCTGTCACAGCGGTCGGGGCCGGCGCGGAGGCAGAGGCCAGCTGCCGCATGGCTGCGGCCTGATCCGCTGTCAGCACAGCTTCTCCCTTGTGCAGCTGGGCGATGTACCCGTCCCAGGGAACATAACTCAGACCGTCCGCATGGGAGCCGTCAATCCCCGTTCCTGCTACTTCCGGTACATCCACCTCAGCCAAAATCCCGGAAATGGTGTCCACCATTTTCTGCGCCTTTTGATATAGCGCCTGCTCCTTGCTGGACAGCCCATCGATCAAGCCCTGGACGGTGTCCTTCCCGCTATCAAACGCAGTTCCAGTCAGCTCCCCAAGCGTCTCTCCCAGCTTAGCGGTGTATTCATTCCCAAGCGCATCGAGTTGGTCATGGTAAAATTTCTCGGCGACCTCCTTGGCTCGCTTCTGCTTTTCCTCCCACAGCGCATTGTAAGATTCAAACTGCTCATCAGTCAGGTCCAGCAATTCCTGTGTGTACTGCGCCGCCTCGTCTACATCCATCCCAAGCACGGTTTCCAGAAGCCCGGACGCAACTTCTCTTTCCTTCAAGCGGGAAATCGCGGCCTCATAATCGTTGATGGCATCGATCTGAACCTGGATATTTTCCAAGGACATCTCATCATCTTCGATCTTGAACAGATCTCCATAATCGGATAAGGATTCTGCCATTTTGTTCTGCTGATCTAAAACCGTATCAATGCGATCCTGGAGCGCATCAGCCAGTTCTTCTGTCTGATCTTCCCACAACGCAGATTCCTTTTCTGCCAGCGACTTGTCATACTTGTAAATCTGTTCTGTAACCTTCCGATAGTCGCTTATGTTGGCATCATCTGTAAGGAATTTATCTCTGTATTCCGCCAGTCGATCGTAATACTCCCGCTCAGAGATCTCATCCATGCTTCTCTGGTGGTCCAAAGCGTCACTGAGCTGTCGGAACGTCTCCAGATCCTTTTCCGCCTGCGTCTTCACTTTTTTGGAACGCTCCGCTGCTTGTCTGGAGTATGTGCTTGCACTCTTAGCGGCAGACGAGACTTCAACTTTATAGGATCCGATTGTCTTTTTAAGCTGGTTCAGGGCGGCAATCTGCGCACTGTAAGAAGCCTCCTGGCCTTCCAACGCGGTTCTTGCCTCTGCGGCACTGTAATAGGACCGTCCCAGCTCTGTGGCCATGATTGCTTCGTCCTTCATAGCCAGGACATTTTGTACGCTGGTCCGCTGTGTCTCCAACGACGCGATTTGATCGTCGATCTTGGCTTTTGCAATTGCAACATACGCTTCCTTATTCAGGGTAACAGCCCCTGTCTCCTGATCGATTGCGATAGCGGTTGCATATCCCGCATCGATCAACGCAAGCGTAGTGTCAATACTCAAGCTCTTTTTTTGTGCCTGGTCCTGAAGCGCACGGCTCAAAAGATCTTCCACAGAGGTCAGACCTGCTGTTGCCTGCTGCTGTTCTTTTGTTTTTTCTGTCAGATCAGTCAGGATCTCCTGGTTTTCCACAGCGTGCTCCGAGTTATCCTCCAAAGCCTCCGTTGCCGCTTCCGTAGCGTCTACCCATCCCCAGGTCCCATCTGCCAGCTGTACAAATCGGCGGTCATCTGCCCCTGTGACCCAATTCCAAGCGCTTCTCAGCCCATCCATTGCATTGGAGGCTGCATCCACAGCACTACTCAAAAATTCAAGCCCGCCAGCCGCCAACTCGCGCAACTCATCTCTGACTGGAGACAGTTGCTCTCCCAACGATGCCTGTGCTTTCTCCAGTCTGAGTTGACTCTCATTCGCCGCAACAATATCATCATTGATCGTTCGCCATGCCTGTCCCGCCTCTGCCAGTCCCTGCTGGGCAAGCTCCTGGAGCACAATATTGGCCCGCTCTGTGGAGGTTTTGGCCTCAGCCAGTTTGGCATTAAAGTCGTCCTCACTGGCACCTGCCCAGTTGAGCACATCCGCAAACACCCCCGTCACCTGGCCCGCCTGAATGGTCTCGTTGATCGCCTCGGCCAGACCATCGATGGGGATAGAGTCTCCGTACCTGGCCCAGGCCCCAATGGAGGCGTCGGTAATGGCCATCAGCTCCTCCTGGCTCACACCGATGGCCTGAAGATTGGCGGTGGTCGTGGCTGCCGCCTGGGTATCACCCAGCACGGTGTACAGCCGCTCATAGGTCTGCGCCGTCTCCTCCGCGCTGTATCCTGCCTGCTGGGAGGAGATCTCCAGAGTCCCCATGATCTTCCGGTATTCCTCCGAGGCATCCACCACCTCAGTGATGGCCCCGGTCACCGCCTGTACGCCGGCAGTGACTGCGCCCACTGCCGCACCGCCCACCAGCATTCCCTTCAAGCTGCCCAGTTTGCCCACCACATTGTCCAAACTGCCCATTGCATTGCTGATTCCCTGGAACGGGGATGCAAAGTCCGCGTCATCGCTCTCCTGGGCAGCCTGCTTGACCTCCCGGCCGTACTCGTCGATGGAGGAGGCCGCCTTGTCTGCGCTTCGCTTGGCCTCATCCAAATACCTTTCGTTTTTTTGCAGTTCGCTATTTAGGTTGATCAGAGCGATCTTTGCATAGTTCAGCTGGCGCTTATACTCGTCTGTCCGCTTATCGGCGTCCCCGTAGGTCTCAGACGCCTCCCTGACCGCCTTCTCCAAAAGCTTTACCTTTTCCGCCTGCTGGTCATACTGCTGGCGGAGGACCCGGTTCTTTGCGCTCAGAGCATCCACAGTGTTGGCCTGCCCGGAGAACTCCGCTGTCACCAGGGACATCTCCGACTTCAAGGTCTTCAGCCCAGAGTTGACCAATCCCATCTGCCGCTTAAATTCCTGTTCTCCCTCCAGCTTGATCGCGGTGGAGATCGTTCGTACCGCCACAGGTCAGTCCTCCTTCCGTTTCAGTCCGCGCCGCTTGATCTCCAGGTTGACCAGATCTGCCGTTTCTCCCGGCGTCAGGATCAGCATCGCCCGGGGCGGCAGATGAAGAAACTGCGTAACCGTCTGAAAATACTGGACACGGTCTGTCTCAATGCCGTTTTTTTTTGCAGTTCCTGGAGGCCCAGGTCGGTGTACTCCTCCGCTTCCCCGTGGCGCATCCCGAAGCCCAGCCGCACAGCCTGGGTAATAGCCACCCGGGCGCGCGGGATCTCCATGGGGGCCATCAGGGCTATCAGGCGGCCGGCCTGAGGCGGCTTCTCCCGGTCATACCCCAGATACCTCCTGGCCAGTTCCCCCTGCTCCGCCAGCTTTGCCAGGATCCAGCAGGTAGCCTCCAGGTCCTTCCGCCCGCTGCCGGCGATCAGTTCCAGGATTTCGGCGTCGGATCCATAGCGGTCAAAAATATCAAAGAGCGCCGCACCGTTGAGCAGCAGGTGCAGCGTCTGTCCATTCCATATAAAATCAACTGTATTCATGGGCTTCCTTTCTGTTGGGGGGGCGGGTCTCCCCGCCCCCTCGTCCGTCAGGGGGACGCCTTTGCGATCTTCTTGTCCACCCAGTCCTTAGCCTCTTTCTCTGTGGGGAAGTCATCAGACTCCACCTTCCACTTCCCGTTCGCCGGTGCGGCCGCTGTGAAATTCAGCGCACCGCCCGCCAGGGTAATGGAGTCGCCCTTAGTGGCATACTCCGTGCCCTGCATGGCCGCCTTGGCCTTGGGATAGTAGATTCCGTGGTACGATTTGACCCCTTTGACCATCTTGTTGATGTAGAAGGCAAGACCGCCATAGGGGGCGTTGTCCTCCGTGGAAAAGACCAGATCCTTTCCGCCCTCGGATTCGATCTTGGCCCCCAGCACCGCGCTAGCCACACTGTTGGCCAGCTCCGTCACCTCCACCGCTACACCACACTCCTTAAACTCGTTGACGTGCTCCTCCAGAGCATTGTCTCCAAAGGCTTTCGCCTCGTTGAAGCTGGGGGAGTCGGTCACCTTGACCAGCGCCCCCAGAGAAATGGGATCCCCATATTTAGGGAACGAAGCGGCATCCGCGTCCGGCGTGGTCTCCGCAAACGGGGCCCATCTCAGATATTTCGCACCATACTTTGCCATATTATCCTCCTTACAGATCCAGTGATTTCAGCCAGCGGTCATAGACTGCAAGCTCTGCCTGCTCCACCTCCGGAGCGGCCACCTGATTGGCCTTGTTCATCCAGTCCCGGGCCAGGTATTTCCGCCGGGGTACGCCGTACGCCTGAACAAACCCGACCTCGGCGTTGGTTACCACCTTGGCGCTTCCGCCTTTGGTGTAGGTCCTCCCGTGCTTAGAGCGCTTATATTGCCGGGTCACCCCACGGCTCTGATAGATGTGGTGGCGGCCGGTGGGATACACCAGCACATACCGCTGATAATCATTTCTGGCGCTTCCGGCCTTTTTATGGGCCTCAATGCTTCCGGCCAGCTTCCCGCTGTGGACCAGGCCCTGAGCCCGGATCTGCGCCTTGTGGTGGCGGACCACCACCTGTCCGGCGGCGTCAAGCATCTCCTCCACCACGTTGTCAGGGATGGCGGCAAATTCCTCCAGGGAGAGGTCCAGACCCTCGATTCCCGTGGCATTAAACGTCGCCATCCATGTACTCCGTCTCAAATACCAGCTCCGCCCAGTGGTCATCCCCCGCCGAACTGACCGTAGGATAGTCCAGGCCCGCAGCGACCAGCGCCCGCTTGATCTGCTTTTTCTTGGCCTTGATCTCGGGCGTGGCGGTGATCCCCGGCCGCCAGGGGAAGATCCAGTGCAGCTGCACACGGTATCGGATGGAGTCCGGCTCATCATCCCCATAGTACACGGGCTCCTCCGTGTAGGTATAGACGCAGAACTCCTCCGCCTTTCCGCCGTATACATCGATCACACACACTGGGACCAGAGGCTTGATTGCCTCCTTGATAATCTCATCCAAAGACATAGGGGTCCCTCCTTACAAAAAGCTGTTTGCCTCAGATACGCCAGGCCGGAGGCGGTAAACCGTCAGCTCCGCCCTCCCGTCCTCCGTCTGATAGGCCCGCAGCACCCGATAGGGGTTGTCCCCATACTCCACCTGCTGCTCTCCGTGGTAATCGGCGTGCCAGTCCGGCAGCACGATCATCAGCTCCGGCTTGAGTCCAACAGTCATAGCCTGATAGGTCTCACTCCCCCGAACCGACGCAATGGAGGCATAGCTGCGGCTGCGCGTCTCCTCGCCTGTTGTTTCATCCACCGTAATCAGGACCACGATTTCGTCAAAGGTATACTCACGCATCTCTGTCCCTCATTTTCTCGTGTGCCAGCCGGTCATTGAGGTCCAGCCGGAGAAATTCCGGCAGCTGCGCCCCAGCCTGGAGTGTCCGGCGCTTATACATCCATGCGGCATACTCCACCTGGAGCTGCACATCCCCCGGCGTGTCCTCCAGCGTGATCCCACGCTGGGCGATCCTGGAGGCCGCAGCCTCCAGGATCTGCTCCAGCATGGCCACACGCTCGGCCGGCGGATTGAGCATATTCAGGTTTGCCTTGAGCAGGGTCAGCTTGTTCAGCTCCGCCATGGCCGCTGCCTCCTCTCGATCAGGGTGCGCTGGCCACGACCACAGAGCCGGCCTTGACCACCTTTCCGGCCGCATCCAGTTCCACGACCGTAGCATAGGAGCCGGTGGCCGCCGTCAGGTCCGTCCCGGATTTGTAGGCCGCCCAGGTGCTCCCAGGTGTCTGGCCGGGCTTCACCAAGGTGGGCTGGGCGCCGGTCTTGACCTTCAGCACAGAGCCAGACGCCGCGCCGGTCACTGTCAACTTGGTCTTGCCCTTACCGGAGCCGGCAGCAGAGACAACGGTCAGAGTTCCCAGCTCGCTGTTGGCATAGTCAGGGGCAAAATCGTGGTCCGTGATCACTGCCTGATTGTCGTAGCTCACCGCCACAAATGCTTCGCCTACGGCGGGTTTACCGTCCATGCGCTGGGTCGCGGTAAACAGAGTCTGGTCCTGGATCATCAGCGGGATGTCGCTGCTCCGAATGTTCGCTCCGGCCCGCTCCACCAGGGAGTAGACATCCAAATAGCCACCGGAGATCTGATAATCAGGCAGGCCTGGGAGCTCCACGATGAGGCCGCCGATCACCGGCATGGTGTTCTGCATCCCGGCCACCAGTGCGCCGGATGCGTTAAAGGCCATAGCCTTTGCCAGGACATCCATGTGGGTCTTTCGGTTCATCACCCAGGTGGGCTCTCCGCTCTGGGAATAGGTGGGGTCCGCCACCGCCAGGGCCGCGATCAGCTTCTGGAAGAACTCCACCCCGCTGGAGGCAGATGCATCCAGCTTGATGATATTGCTGGTGTGAAGGTCGGTAAAGGCCCCCTGGTTCTTGCCCCACCACGCAGGAGCCTCCTGGACCGCCAGGCGGGTCATATAGCCCACCGGCATCTTGGAGCCAGTTCCGAACACAATGGCCCAGTCGATTCCCTTGCCAAGGGCCTGGCCCATCATGTCCATGACGTCGCTGGCCAGCGCAAGATTGTCGTCGTCCTCCAGAGTGCTGTTGGGGATTGCCAGGTAGCCGCCTACCTTGTAGCCGTCCATCTCGACCTGCGTGAAGCTGAGCTCCAGCTCATTGAGGCTGTCCACAGCCTCCGTCCACACTGCAGCGGGCACAGTGCCGGCGATATTCTGTCTGGCCTTGCCCTTCAGCGGACGGAAGCGCACCCGGCCGATCAGCTTGGAGTAACGGCCGATATTCTCCCGCAGCAGGTCAAGCATCACTGTGGGGATCCCCAACTCCGCTCCGCTCACGCTGCGGGTCTGGCCCCGCATCTCCCGCAGCCGGGAGAGGAACCCGCTCACGTCCTCCCGGGCGAGGAAGGTGTCTCTCTGCTGGATCGTCAGGCCGAAAAAGCGGGTTCGGGTCTCATTAGTCTCCATGTGGGTCACATCCTTTCTTCTCTCTCCGCCAGGCTTCCCCTGGCGGGCCTGCTTGGCGGCATCCTCCGCCGTACGGATCTCCTCCTCCAGCGCGCCAATGGCGCTCCGGAGCTCATTCTGTTCCCTGGTGTTCTGTGCCCGATCCTCCTCAAAGGCGTTCACTGCGTCCTCCACAACAGAGCGTTCTTCCTCGGTCTGTGCCGCCTCAATGTCGGCGGCCAGCTCCTCCTCCCGGGCGGAAAACCCTTCCGCGGCCTGTTCCAGGGCCCGGAGGGCCGTCTGCTGGTCGGTCAGCTTTTTCCGCAGGAGCAAAACTCTCAATGCCATATCATGTTCCTCCTAATCTCTGTTTCATGGTTTCCCGCCAGGCCTGGGCCTGCCGGTGCTGGATCTCCTCAAGCTGCTGCTTTCGGGCGCTGACCCCCGTGGCCTCATAGGCCGGGAAGGTGCAGACGGTCACCTCATACAGCGGGTCCACCTCCTCGATCTCCCAGCGGCAGGCGCCTCCGCCAAGATCCACAAAGGTCTCACGCTTGATCTCAAAACCAAACGAGCACTGGTCAACGTCACCCCGCTGGACGCGGGCGTAAAGGTTCATGGCGTCAACGTCGTCTCGGTTGATTTGGATGCTTCCCCACAGGCCCCGGCTGTCCTCCTTGAGGGACAGCGTCCCGGACTTGGTCCGGCCAAGCACCAGGGTCGTGTCATGGTTGATCAGGGCCCTCACATCCTGGCTCAGACATCCGGCAAAGGCCCCCGGCTTGACAATCTCCACAGCTCCCTCCCACAACTCGTATGGGGAGTCAAAGACTGCAAAATAGCCCTCGATGTACAGCGCGCCGCCCTCCGCCTCCCGGGTCTCAAAGCGCTGGGGTAAGCTTCTGGTCTGCCGCCGCTTCCGTTCGTTCGACATTTCAGTCCTCCTTCAGCTTTTTCTGGTCGCCGATCATACCGGCTGGGATGTAGTTCTCCAGGATCACCCGCTCGTCCAGACCCTTGACCGGACTCAGGTCCAGCCAGTCCCGGACCTCGTTTCCCGACATGATCCCCCGAATAAACTGATCGTCCCCCACCTTGGCCAACTCTGTCAGGGAGTAGGCATACAGCTTGCGGGAGCTGAATTTAAAGTACAGGTCCGGAGACAAAAGCAGCTTGCGGGTCAGTTCCTGCTGAATGGCCGTAGCAATGGGAATCACAGTCTTACGTATAAAGTTGTTGTAGGCATCCTGGTCATACTCCCCCACGCCGATCAGAAACGGCGGAGTTCCAATGGCAGCAGCCACAGCCCGCTTGTCCAGCTCCACATTGTCGCTGATGGCCAGATCAGCCAGACTCAGGGGCTTGACCTGGACCACATCCATAAGGTCCGCTGGGATGACCCATGGGTCTCCGGCCCGCTGGCCCTTGATGTACTCATCCACCAGCCTCTGCCGCCCCGCAGGGGAGGAAAACTCATCGGAGATGGCGTCCACCTTGACGATCACAGACGGCTTCCAGTTGTTGGCCAAAAATGCGTTGGTGGTGCTGGCCGACTGCCTCAGATTTTTGAGCACGTCACTCAGCTGGAGCCGCACGCCGCGGCCCATCCATGGGCGCCGGAGCTCCGGCCGGAGGATAAAATGGAGTACCTGATCCGGGCGAAATGCCTGTCCCTGCCACTGGACCGTATAGCCGCCCGCTCCGTCATCTACGGGAAAGGCTCCCGGCATAGGCACCAGGTCGGCCAGATAGCCGTCCTGGGTCAGAGGGAGAACAAAAGCGTTTCCGTCCCCGATGGTCAGCATGGTCTGCACGATCCAGCTGATAAAGCTTTTCCGCGTCCCAAGAGAGTACGGTTTGATGTCCATGAAGCGGCTTAGCTCGCTCCGTTCTCTCACATCCCCCTCCGGTGTGTTGCGCATCAGATAAATGGGGGCTGAGCTGATCACATCGGCAATGGCCCCGACTGCCGCCGCCACGTCCGGGCTGTCCGCTAGGGAGGCGTATCCGTTGGTCTGGATGCTCTCCCATGCGTCTGAGGACAGCAGGCACGCCGCCAGGCTCTGACTCAGATCCGTCCGCAGCCTCGGGGGCCTGCGGGCCGCCCGACGGGTCGGTGTACGTTGATTCACTGGGGATCACCTTCCTTCGTTTCTTCCTCGAACCAGCCGCTTCCCCGGCTGCGGCCGTCCAGATCCTCCAAATAGGTGCAGGCCGCAAACACCGCACAGTCAAACACATCGATCCGGAGGTTCGGTGCCAGCTTCTCATACATCACCATATCGTCAGCCTTTTCAATGCCCCGGACATTCTGCACGCAGTATTCAAAGGGCTCGGCGTGGCAGTAATAGAGGGTCCCACGCTTGGCGCTGGCCTCCAGATAGCGGAAGCCCTCGCTTTTTCGTGTAAACAGCTGGGGCTGATCCTTGATAGGGAATCGCTCCTTCTTCATCTCCAGGTAATACTCCCGACAGAACTTCCGGTCGTGCCCGATCCTGCGCAGCCGGAAACCATCCGACCGGCGTTCCTTGTACCACCGCACCACGTCGCCGTGGTTGAGCACATTGTCGTTGCACAGATCCAGCCATCCATCGTCCTCCCAGCCAAACAGGGGGATCTGGTCTTCATGGGCTTTGACGGCGGCCGCAGCCCTTGGGAACCAGCAGTGCGGGATGATGATGTCCACCCCCTTGTAATGACCAAAGAGGCAGGCTGCGGTCAGGTCATGGAGCTTAGACAGGTCCGTACCCCCATACCAGCGGATGGGAAGCCGCCTCAACTCATCCATGCTCCAGTCATACTTTCGATCGCTACGGCGGAACTCCTCAATGTCAAACCAGGCGTTCAAGGCCGCGGTGAACACATTCAGGGACTTTTGCAAAAACTCTGTCCGAAGCTGTGGATCATCCCTGGCCTGAGCCGCATCGTTGATCATCTCTTGAGGGCGGATACTGCGTCCCCAGCCGGGGTTGCAGCACTCCAGGACCTCCGGATTGCAGTAGTCCACCTCTCCGCTGTCTGTTCTCGGGGCCGCGGCGATAAAGACAAATACGCTGTCCGCCGCCGCCCCGGTGACCGTTCCGTTGAGGATCTTCCGTCCGTATTCCACACGCCTGGCACAAAAGCCGGTAGCCAGCTTGCCGCCGGAGCTGATCCCAATGACCAGCTTGTTGGTGTATGCCTTGGTGGCATCCTTCAGGACCTGGTACTGGTTGGCGCTCTTGTAGGTGTGCATCTCGTCGGCAATGACTATATTGCAGTTGAAAGAATCCTGCTTGTCAGGGCTGGAGGCCAGGGCGTTGATGGACAGAAACCCATCCTCGCCCACGTCTCCGGTTATAGAGCGCTCCATGTTGTTATTGATGATCCGGAGTCCATTTTCCGGGTCATCGTCCACCGTCACCTTGAGGCGTTTCAGGTTATACCGCAAAAAATCAAAGCCTTCCAGCGCCTGTTTGAGTGCTCCGCCCACCTCATAGACTTTGGAGCCCGATCGGCTCTCATACAGCCCCAGGGCCCAGGCCAGCGCCGCCGCAAAGGTAGTCTTGATATTCTTTCGTGGGATAAAGTCCAGCGCCTCCTTAAAGCGGCGCTCCTGGCTTCCGGCCAGATAAAAGCCCATGATGTTGTACACAATAAACTTGTGATACGGGAGGAGAAGGAAGGGCGTCCCACGAAGGGGCGTCGCGTCCAAGAACTCCCCCTGCTGGTGGCAGATTGTAGTCTCAATGATTGCCAGGATCTCGTTGGCCGGATCCGCTCGGAACTCCCATTTTGGATTATCCAGGTCCCTCAGATACCGCTCGCAGGCCTGCCTGATCTCTGGACATACACACAGCGCTCCGGAGACACAACCCTCCACATAGGCGTCCACCTCAGTCAGATATTCAGAGGCGTGATCCACAGCGTAATCATGCGCCTCCTCCAGCAGTTCCTCCAGCCGACTCCGGCTCCCGGCCATCTCCGCCTCTTTCCGCGCCTGAGCTTTGCGCAGACTGGCCGGCGTCAGACCCAGTTGAGTCCTCAGAGCCAGGACATCCTTGCGCAGCTGGTCCACCACCGCGTAGTGTGGATCCTTGGCGGTATAGGCCGCACCGGTCTTGTTGACCAGCTCCGCCACCATCTGGCCGCCGTTGGCCCGCCATGTCTTTTCCGCCCGTGACAGCTCCCGCTCTGTCTTGGCCAGCTGTCTGATCGTGCCGTCAAAAATCGGGCTGTATATTCCGACAGATTCCATATCCGCCCGAATCATGGCTTCTCGGCCCACGTCGTTCCCTCCTCTCCCGCTGGCTATGCCTCGCCCAGGCGCGTCGTTTGCGGGCGCGTCCCGCCCGCACGGTAATTTCTACGCGCCTGAACCCCCTCCGCCGTTTTTCCCGCCGTCGGAAAGAGTTCCGCCCCCGGTCCCAGGGCCCGGCCTCAGTACGGCTCCGAGGGTGGGGGGGCTATCCTCCGCCGCCATGCCTCGCCCAGTTCCGTCAGCCGCCCGGTCCGCCGGTCGTGCATAGCGTCGTGCCGGTCTCCGGACAGACTGACCAGGTTCCACGGTGCCCATGCGTACTCAGGATACTCTTCCGCCGGCCACACATGATGGACCGTCGTTGCCTCAACCGCCTTGCCGTACCTGGCCCACTCCCGGCAACGGTATCCGTCCCGCCGCAGGATGCTCCGGCGCAGTCGGCGCCACCGCTTGCTCTTGTAGCCATCCCAGGCCATTTTGATCCCTCCATCCCGCTGGCCGTCTGGTCTCTGTCCCTGGGCTATCACCTCCAGGAAAGCAAAAAAGGCCAGAGCCAACGATCCCACCCACTGGGTAGATCATCAGCTCTGGTCCTCTCGACACTGGCCCTCTGTGATATTCACGATGTACCGGCTTTTGCACTGTCGGCAGTACAGCCGCAGCCGGATGGCTTTCATGTCCGGCGGCGCTTCCTGGAGTTTATTCCGGAGACCAGCCTCCAGACACTTCGGGCACAGCACATATCCGCCTTTCACTGGGAATATTCTATCAGGTTTCGGTCCAAACTTCAAGGCCTTTTCCTCCCTTTCTCCACCATGGACGAATTATTAAGACTGGTTTCAAGACAAAAAATTATTAGGTGGCGGCTGTTTCCGCTGCCTTGACTGCGTATAGGTATATTGATGGTGCTCCCTCACAGGAAACATAAGATAACGCGCCCCGATGCAGTCCCCGTATCCGTATGGATTGCGCTCGCAGAAGGGCTCGTAGTCCACCGCTCCGTATGGCGGCGTCAGAGTAACGCTATCACTTGGGATCTCGATGTACTCGATCTCCGGCCGCCGAAGATTCCGCGACCCCCGCCAGGTCCGCTCGCCGGGCTTGGGCCGGCCAAACTCTCTGGCCTCCTTGGTCATATACTTGGCCAGTTCCCGATAATAGTGGACGTCCAGCGGCTCCGCCCTGATATAGCCTCCGCCCTGCCACAGGCTCCGGATCTCCTCCAGATCATCCACATCCGTGGCATTGATCACCACATGGTGGTGAAGCCTCCGGTCCTCCAGGGTCCCGTCCTCCACCAGCCAGTCGTTGGCCCGCTTCTCGTGGTATCCCTCGGTCACGTAGATATATTGCAGCTCTGCACCCCGTTTTTTCCGGGCCGCCCGGAACCTGCGGATAAACCGTGCAAAGTACCGATTGGCCGCTTCTTTGCTCTCCGGGAGGTGGTCATCATCATAGGTATGGGTCAGGACCAGGGCCCGGCGGCCGAAGGTGGCCGCCAGCACCAGTTCCAACTCCCGCCAGCTGCATTTGTCATTGTAAAACTGCTGGGCCGGAGAGGTGGCCTGACTGCGGGCGGCCCGCCCCTGCCTTCCGGGCGGACGGTCCGGGACCGTTCCAATGACCTCAATGTGGAGCAGTCCGGCCTTGATGTGCTTGATTGCCTTACTCATCCGCACCCTCCTCCAGCTGGTCCAGGGCCCGGCGGATGGTCCGCCACTGCTCAATGGACAGCTTCTCGGCTCCGGTGAGGACGCCCCGGAGCTTGTCCGCCGTGAGATCTCCGCCGCACCGGCCGGCCACCGCCTCCAGACAGCCCAGACCGCCCGCCTGGCGGTACTGCTGGAGCCGTTCCAGGGTATCCTTCTTTTCCCTCCACGGGTTTGGCCGTGGCGGCTGAGGCTCCGGCTTGGGCCCCGGGACGCTGTGGGCCCGGAGGATGCCAGCGTCCCGCTGGATCTGCACCCCGCCCAAGCTTGGGACGGTCTCCACCGCCCAGGTGGTTCCGGAGCCCAGGACCAGCACCCCCTGGGCCAGCGACGCCACCACATAGTCCCGGTATGCTGTCAGATCCGCCTCCCCCCTGTCTCCCCGGGGTAGCTGGATCACCAGTACCTGATGTATCAGTTCACACGAACAAATCTCTGCTGAAGCCATGACATCCCGCCTCCTTCCTCCTTCTCTGCTTGGGTCTCCCCGGTCTCCGTCTCCATGCGGGCCTCCAGGTCCCGCAGTTTGACCAGCGCACCATACACCCGGGGCGGCAGGGCCGCCAGCTGGTCCCAGCTCACGCCGTGCAGCCCCCAGCTGCCGTCAGCGTCCTGATAAGTCAATCGTGCCATGGGTCACTCCTCCAATACCTTGGTTTTTGGCGTATAGATGCGGTCGCTGGCCCGCCGCTCCTGCTTGCGCACCTCGCCCAGCAGACGTTCCAACTCCTTGACCACCGCGCGCCGTTCCTCCAGCCACGCTGCTACCGGGGCAGTCTGGTCGATCCGGTCCTTCGCCTCCCGGCGCTGCCGCCGCACCTCCCGCAGTTTATAGGCCAGCCGTCCCGCATTCTCGTCCTCCAGCTCGCACAGCTCCAGCCGGTGGAGGATGTCCTGCGTGGCGTCGTTTGCCTCTTGTTCGGCTTGCTCCGCTATATGTAACTGCTGTTCCGTCTCCCGGAGGTAGTCCAAAAAGGACTCGATCCCCCAGCTTATCTGGATTCTGGGTTCCATGCCCTCAACTCCTCTCTCCTTAGTTCACTGGCATCAATCGCCCTTGCCATCTTTCAGCGCCTCCAAATCAATCC